CCGTTACGTTCATTTCTTTCCTTTTCTATCGGAAGCCGTTACTTCCTGATAAGAGAATGATCCACCCTGAGAGACGGAATCTCAAGATGGATCATGGCGTGTCGTATAACGCTTTTGTTACATAATGCCAATCGAATCGAAGTCGTCGATGTGGTCATCAATTGTGCGGTTAGGCTCTTTTCCCATAAACCTTTCCTTCAAATATAAATGAACCATCTTTGTCCATTGGAACAGGTATGACCTGAACTTTACGGCCTGTTACGTAGGCCACAGCAAATCCAGTCTGCCAGTTAGCATATCCTCGGGTGTAGGCCATACCGCTTGAAGATAGATCAACCATGTTGCCTACCTCAACACCATACAAAACACGCCCTAAACGGCCATTGTGGGCCTCTGAGTGGGCTGTAAGGCCTAGCCTATGGGTGTGTCCACAAACAACACTTAAACCAAGCCTACGGGCCGCGTTTAAGGCTGTCTGTCCGGCGATGTTGGAGAGTGGTACTGAGTCGCCATGAATTGCAGTCCAACCATGCGCCCAGTTAAGTCCATGTGAGTGAAACTTAATGCCGGCCCGATCGTAGCCCATGAATTTTTCATATCGGAGTTCGGGCAGGTTAAGAAATGTAGGGATTCGCTTCTTGATGGATTTGTATAAGCGGATGCCATGATTTGATCCAAGGACATCTGTGACACCAAGATACTCGAGGAGTTCGAGTGTATATTTCCGATCATCATCGATATTGCCGGCCAGTTCATCGACTGAATCCGCGAAGCCACCCAAGTACGGAAGGTCAATCTCATCTCCTATACAAATATTTTGGTGGGGTTGCCATTTCCTGAGAAATGATCCAAATGATTTTATTGCTGTTTCATTTACGTACGGGGCCTGCAAATCTGGAGTAAAGGCGATACGCTTCAGAATTTAATCCTCATCCTCATCATCATCGTGAAATGGTGTGATGTCAGTATCGGCTGTTTGTGGTAATAACCATTCCGGCATACTGTTTTTATTATCCATCAATCCCAATGACACTTCGATGCTGAAACCGGCGCGCCTTAATGCTTGATACCACTCATGCAAGGCGATGGCGTGCATATCCATTGCAGTTGTTTCCTTGCGGGCAACTGAACGGCGTCTGCGTGCTGGCTTCTTTTTGGCTGCCATAATTTAAATTATCCTTTAGTTAATAAAATAAAGAGTTCATCGACACGCCGTTCAAGGCGTGTAATTTGATCCTTCATACTTGATCCGGAATTAGGCCGGAGTTCATTTAACCAACCCTTAACTAAGAATCTGAGTCCTATTAAGAAGGCTGTTAAAACAGTTGTAATTGCAGCGCATATCGCGGCTACGTCTGCCGCGTTCATTACTCTTTAGAGCCTACGCCGAAATCTTTGTCATCAGGATTTAATGCACGCAATAGAGGTGCGATGAAGGCTACTGCAAATGCCTTCCATAACTCTGATGGTGAGATGTCAGGATTAGTCACGTAGATTGTGGCTAAACATACGAACGCTGAACGGCCGTATGAGTTTAACATAGCGATGTGTTTACTTTTCATTTGTACTCCCTAATAGCGGAATCCCAACAAACTTTGATTTGTCATGATCCGCACTTGATTTAAAACTACAATGTATATGATGGTTATGAGGTGAGAATCCGCGGTAACGTCTCCATTTCCAATTAAGGATTGGAGATGCTATTTGGCCAAGATGTATTACATAAGCGATACGGCCTGTATTTTTGCCGTATTGTCGTAACTGATCTGCCAAATATGCACTAATTCCCTTTTCGTCAGATAAGCGAGCGTCAATGTCGATAGCCCTGACACAACCCGATTTGCTGTCAGGTATGTGGTCTGACTTTCCTGCCTGTTGATGACGAAGATCAGCAATCCACCCATCACTGGACTTGAGCCGATCAGGAAAGGCCGCATTGATCTGACTTCTCAGGGTTTCCGCTGACTTGGATAACCATGGTTTCATTATGAAAGAAGTAATGCCGCTTCTTCGGCAGTAATGCCTAGACGTGCAAGAAGTTCGGCCTTAGCCTCTGCCTTAGCAGCAGCGTCAGCGTCAGCCTTGGCCTTCTCTGCTTCTGCCTTTGCTCGGTCTGCCTCTAGTTGCGCTACTTCTTCATCAGTTAGTTCAACCTCAATCTGCTCTTTAGTTTCGCAATTGATGATTAGTTTAGTTGGGTTTGGCATGGCTCTCCTTTATGAGTTTTTAATTCCGTATAGGTAAAATGAACTATCTGCTAACCATGAACCACCATTACCTGAGATAGTCATAGAAGTAATTGCTGCTGAGTTTGACCATAATGCCGCACCAATGAACTCGAATGCGCTTGCAGTATTTGTCTCAACACTTGAATCTGTAATTATAGATTTAGAATTGGATGAAGTGTAATTAAGAACATAGAACTCACCATTACCGAAAGTGCTGGCAAGTTGTGAATTTGAAGGTTGTTGCCCTAAATTAGATGAACTGCCCGAATCGGTATAAACATCAGCCTGAAAGGTAAATAAACGTCTGAAAGTGAAATTTGAAGATGATCCGTTAAATGAAACTATAAGATCGCCTGCTTCTTGACTGGAAGCACCTCTTGCAGAAATAACGCATTTTAAATCTGTATAAGTGCTAGGAATTGAACTAAAAGTAACTGAGGCAGTAGTTGAGCCTAATATACTTTTTTCAATGAGTGTGTAAGTAGCCATTATGCTGCCTTAACTCCAAAAAGCGTAAAAGTAGTTCCAGCCGCCATATTATTAGGGGTCGTTTTAATTGTTATTTGATTGATCGCAGCAGGCGTAGCACGCCACAAAGTTACAGCCATGGCGACATCACCACCTGCGTAACTAGTTCTTGAAAGTGTTGTCTTAAATGTTGAAGTATTAGAATAATTCATAATTTGCATAATATGGCTATATCTGCGACCACTTGACCAAGTGCTTGCAAAATTTAAATATGATTCAGAATAAGCACCTGAAAAATAACTTGACCCGTCAGCCCTAATATATTTTTGTGAATAATTGGTGGCTGCGGTTTCGCCATTATACCTAAAAACAATATCACTAGTACCACCCGCACCTTCACCATCAATAACTAAAATTAAATCGGTGTATGTTGAAGGAATTGAGGACATTACAACAATGCTGTTTGTTGAACTCCCAAGCGTCGTAGTTGCTAAAGGTTCATAAGTAACTGCCATGATTTAATCCTTTATCCCATAAAGCGCGAAATGGCTATTATTTAATATGTTGTCTCCGGTTTGACTTGAAATATTTATTTCGGTAATTGCTTGATCAGCGGTTCGCCAAGCACCGCTATTAAATGATAAACCGCCATTGTCATTATTGTCTGAACCTGCAAAAACTCTAATAACTTTATTTTTTGATGTACTAGTGTAATCTAAAATATCTGCTACAAAAACACCGAACGTATTTGCGGCGGCTGAATTTCCAGCAGCGTAATAGTTAAATACTCCAGTTGAACCACCATTGTTATTTGAAAAAACGCTAGTTTGACCAGTACCTCGCATTGAGTGGGCTGTATATGCTGAAGTTGCAGCGTTAAAACCAATTAAAAAATTGTCTGTTGTGCTGGCTCTGTTAGTTCTGATTAACGCTCTAATCTGTAAATGTTTATAGGTTGAAGGTATGCTAGTAAATGACACACTTGACGCACCGCCTGAGCCAACCAATACAGTAGAAATGCTTTCATAAGAACCTTGGGGCGTAGGTGGCGCACCCGCACTTAATAATCCAGCAGTAATATTGCCAATCATTAGGCAATTCCACCCACAACATACCAAGTATCTGTTCCAGTTTTAATTGCAACAGCAGTTTTATATTGAGCCAAGGTCGGCGCTGCTGGAACTGTCGCTGATGACAAAATTGTTGTTGTTCCTGAAGTCACTGCACTAATTGTGCATAATCCTGCACCAATGTTAAGAATTGTTAGGGCAGTACCAATAGGAAACGCAACTGAAGCGTTTGTTGGTATCTTATAGGCAATGGCAGTTTCCTTATTCATAATCTCTAATACCTGATAAGCGTCAGCAATAACTGCTGTGTAATCGCTAGTGTTAGCAGTGCCTACTGTGTATGACGTTAAGCCATTGAACATGGCCGCAGACAAAACGTCTCCGGTGCTTGCTGGAAATCCTGTTGCCATTCTTACTCCTTATTTAGTAACTAAGTATATCATCACCAAGTACGCCATACGTGGCATTCCCGATAATAAACCCATCAGCGATAGGTTCAAGCGTGGTCAGCGTGCCTAGCCATTTGTTAGGAGTAATTTCCCAGTTAAGGCCCTGCACCTGAAGATTCTTTGTGATGGTAGATCCATCAGGTTGAATGTTAGAGATATTGACGTTTCGGAAATAGTCAATGCCAAGCATTGTGTCCGTTGGAACATCTGTATCTAAAAGATCAACAGTCATGGCATCAATTCGGATTGTGGTATCTGATCGAGTTGCCACATACAGCCTTGCAATGTTCATTGCATCTGTATCAGATTGAATGATCAGATCGCCATAAGAAACCGAATGCGGGAAGTAAGTTGCAACGCTTCCACTGTCCTCAGCAAATTGCGCAACGCCCCCAATGGAAGTGATAGTCGCTTGATTAATAATAAGTTTGTCATCGAAGGCAAATTGTAAATTCTTATATGGAATGCCACCGGTTTGATTGAACTCGATAGGAGTACCACCGGCTGATGCAATTACATTAGCACGATTCTTAAATACTGCCTGTCCTTCGGCATTCATGTAAAACGCACCCTGCTCGCTAAACTCTGCATTGATAATCGTATTCAAGGCAGTGCGAGTGGTTGCAGGGTCGGCCTGAACTAAAGAATTGCCGGTATCGATCAAACGGAGTCCATTAGGGAAAGATACTGTGTCCAACACCTTATTGATGCGGGTTCCGGTATCTTGACCAGCCGCTTGACCTGTGATGGTGGTCACATTTGCTAAGTTAAACAAACGGAAGCCATCAAATGCAGTGATGTCCACATAACCGACTTGCTCGGCTTGATCGTATGAATAAGAGTATGTGGTCGTATATCCGCTGAATAGGTAATAACTCACGCCGTTATATGTAGCAGAAATACGCATCTTACGTAAAGGAGTCAGTTGGCCATACAGATCACTATTTGTGTTTTGAGGATTGAATCGCCCATCAACGTCATAAACACGAATTATTGCAGTGCCGGATTCATAGGTGTCTCTTAATACGTTTCGACCACGCTTAATGCTAATTGTTCGAGTGGTTGAGGTTAAGTCAATAACCAAGGCAGGTGCAGTGCTATCTGAAAGAATACCAACGCCCAAAACGCCATCAACAGGATCTCCGATTGTAAACGGGTTGCCGAAGGTCGCACCCGATGAGAAGTTTAATGAGACGTTTAATTGAGCAGGTAAGGCCATTAGTCTATGAGTGACAATCTATTAACTTTGGTGCTGATGCCTGATGCTGAGTTATTGACCTGAGTATTGGTTACGTAATCAGTTATCTGTTGATTTCCGATCTGAACATTAACTGTGATGTCTTTGCCAGTCATAGGATCAATATTTGGATTAGACTTAAAGTATGCATCGGCTTGAGCCTGAAGGCGTGCAGATGATGCTGCAAGTCCTTGAGCCGCACCGGATTCAATTCCAAGGCTAATGAACTCAGTTGTTAGATTGCTTTGTATCGTATCGTACTTAGATGGGCCTGTTTGATTTGGAAGGCTTGGGATAGCCAACTTTAATCCTGCCATCATTGCTGCTAATTCTTGAATGTATCTTGGCCAGTCAGCGAATGGGTTTAATGCTTTAGGCAATGAACTGATAGCCAATGCAAGATTGGTTGTACGCAATTGAGATTCAATTAACTTCTCAGATAACCTCTTTGCTTCATCTGCATTATCAGTAAGTAGAGCCATCTGTAATTGTAGGCGTGTTTTTTCTTCTTCGGTAATCTTGCCCTGCAACGCAGCCATAACCTGAATGCGATCCAAGTCCATTACAGTATTGGCCTTCTTCAACTTGGCTTGATCCGCTTCCTTCTTGGCAGCAGCATCAGCCAATTTCTTTTGTTTAGCCAAAAATGCTTGATACTCTTTAGCGGCTTTTTTCTGAATCTCCGCTTGAGCATAAGCCTGTTCAAGTAACTTAGTATTTTGACGTAATTCTTCATTTTTTATTTCTTGGCGTACTTCATCTACGTTGAGAAGATATGACCAACCTTGAACAACTCGATCCAATAGGCTGCCAACAATAGGCATGGTGTTTAATTTGTTAATTAAGTTACCGACTGCGATGGTCGCTGCCGCTGTGAAGTAACCTAGATTTTCCATGGCTTTAGATACGCCACCGATGCCTTGATTACCTGTTGCAGCCTGAGCAGCCATGATGAGGCCTTGGCCTACTGTCTGTTTTAGATTCTCAAAATCATTACGTAACAATTGAATCTTGCCAGCATAAGTGTCAAGGTAAGCCGCAGATGCGCCCGTAAATTGTTTATTTAATTGTGCCGTAATTCCAGCCATGTCGCCGGTGGCAAGATAAGCCTTATTTAAACCAAGGCGTAAGTTACCTAAGCCCTTAGTATTTCCTGCGTAGCCTTTACTTAACGCATCAATCACAGTACCTAGATCATTTGAAGATCCACGTGCAACGTTAATTGCTAGGTCTAAATCCTTGACGGCTTGGTTAGCGTTGCCAGTAGCCAAATACAATTGTTGGAATGCAGGAATTAAAAGATCATCTGCAACGCCGCTTAATTTAGATAAGTTATTAAGGCCAGTGATTGTGTCAGGAAATGCTAAGAGTTGGCCAGTATTTTTTAATACGTTTTGTAACTTGGTCGCTGCAATCTCTGAATCTTCAAATTCTTTAACTGACGCTTTACCAAATTGAACAATCTTATTTATTGAAAAACCAACACCCAAGGCAACGGCAAGATTCTTGGCAGATTTGCTAAGTTTGGCCATTGATTTTTCAGCGGCCTTTGCACCTTTATCTTTATACTCGGATACAATATCAATTTTGACTGTCATGCTACTAGTGTCAGCCTCTCTGTTCCTCTGTTAAATTCTTGAGTGGCTTTGTTAATAGCCTTAAAAATTGCATCCTGTAATTTACCCTGATCGTTGTAAACGGCCTTGTAGATGATGCGGCCGCGATCTTCTCGGCGTTGGCCGATCTGTGAAAACCCGCCATAAGTTCCTTGAATAGCACGATTAAAATGTGCGCCGGCATTAGGGTTATTACTTTGTGATTTAGGATCGCCGTTAAAGTTTTTACGGCCGGCAGTCTCAATGATTGCACCGGCTGCCGATCTATTTAATAATGAATAAAGTCCTACGAATCCAGCGGAGTTCCGTTTTTGTGCGCCGGTACGATATGTGATTCCTTGCCGAACAACTTTTGGATCGTATTTTGGAAATGCACGCAGATTAGGTGCTAAGGCTGTTTTTGCCTTTGTTCGAGATGTTGTTTCCTTGCCGTTATCTTGCCAAGCATAAAGGCCGTTAATCGTTGGCTGAATCATATTCTTAGCATCGCCAACAACGACCTTCATTGCCGTTTTAATTTCTTTGTTCATCTGCTCATAAAGATCAGGTGCAAATTTCCTTAAGGCTTTACGGGTTTCAATTAAACCGCTTACCTTTACGGGCATTTTCCACCTTCTTTGCTTTATCTTTTAAATAGGCCAATGTCGCTAATAACATTGATCTATCCATATTTAAATACTCTGAATGCGGAATGCCCGTCTCAACTGCAAGTGATGCAATTAAATAAGTAAAGTCATTCCGCGTTACCCATTTGGGGTATCAGCATCCAAGATTTCAACTGTTCGTATCGTCTCTAGAAACTGTTCCCCAAATGGTTTAACTGTTTCGCCACTTCTTCTCAAGCATTCCCATGCAAGCCAGTAGATGTCTGATTGCATTTCTACATCTCTAAACCTCTTATGGAATCCTGACTTAAAGTGTTGTTCAAATGCGTACTCGATCGCAGGTGAAATTTCATGTGTTGATTCTTCACCTGATGCCTTGGTGACCTTAAGTGCTAACAATTTTTACTCCTTAGAATGTACCTGTTGAAGCGATTGCAACTGCACCGCTTACGTTCCATGTTACATCCTGCACGCCAATATCGCCAACAGATCCGGCAATGTCGGTAGTGTTATTTACTAACGCTGTGAATGTGTAAAGTGGGTTAGTCGCTGAAACTGCTGAATCTTTATCTTGCAATAAAACAACAGTCACGTTGGTTCCCCATGCCGCTTGCAGGGTTTGTAAAACTTTGCTTGAAGCGGTGTCATTCAAAAATGAAATGGAAACGTTTGAAGCCTCGAGGCCCTTAACTGCCTTGTGACCTGTGTCACCCATGGCTGTTACCTCAAGTTCATCAAATGTGCGGTTAAGTGTGATTGCGGTCACATGGTCAGATAGATCGACTGAATTAACCTTTACGCCGACCTTGTTATTTAGAAATACAGCCATTGGTTATTCCTCGTCTTTCTTTACGATTTTTGGCTTTTCGGTTGATGGTGCTACTTGCCCGACTTTTTCAAGCCAAGCCTTATCCTCTGAAGGAATATCGATTGTCATTTTAACTCCAACTTGTCATGATCGAGACGGACATCTCTGATGTGAGCATTTCTCCTGCAACCGCAGATAAAACTGTTGGTGCAGATATATTGCCAACGCTAAGTTTTAAGGTTGTTTGTGTTGCCAGTTTATTGAACACGCCAACAACCATGTTTTCGATTCCCTGTAAGTTTCCTTGGTTATCGAACATAGGAACAATCATTACGATCTTAAAATTTACTTTAGGTGCAACAGTTGAATAAACATTGTTGGATGGTTCAATGTAAGGATCATCCGGTTGAACAATTACTGAATTTGCAATGGGAGTGGCCGGCGGAAAGGAAAATACCGACCACTCACCTGCGCTCTCTAGTGCGCTCGCAAGGGTTGATCTGAGTGTTGTAACGGCAACAGTCATCAGCCAACCAAGCCATTAGGACTTATGTGATTTTGTAACATACCTCTGACGCGTGCGATTAAAGTGTTGCCCATACGATAAGGCGATGGAGAAAAATCAGGTGAAATTCCGCCGGCGTTACTGGCCTGACGTGATTGCCAAATATCAGTTGCAATTAACATGCTTGCTTCTCTAACTTCGGGAACAGTCGCATAATCTACATAAGATTCAGCGGATACAGTTCCATAAGGTTGAACGGGATGAATTGGTTGAACTGATGTGTGATTTGTATTTACTGTAATTGTATTGTCTTTTATTGCCGTAATTGTTTTTGTACCATTAAATCGGCTTCCGTTATTGCTAATGGTTACAGATTGACCTACGTAAAATGTATTTGTTATATTCTCGTTAAAATATAAAGTACCTGCGCCAACAATACTACTGTGCGCATAATTGTATTTCTGATTCTTCCACAAATATGATGAAACTATATTTTCAGCACTTTGGCACACTTCTTCAACCAGTGAATCCGAATACAGGGATTGAATACCCAAATTCAAACGGAGTTCCGCTACTGTTACGAACGTGGCCGCCATGTTGATCCTCTCTTAAAAGTTAAGGGGCGAAGGCATCCAACGCCCCTTAACGCTATTCCCTAGATGGAAAGTTTATGCAACCATCCACTTATAAGCACCGGCTGCAACCTTAGTTGCAATTGCGCCATAACCATAATATGCAACTTGGATCTGTCCAGTCGAAATTAGGTTGGTCTCTAAGCGGTACTTGCTTGATTCATACCATGTGTATGAAGATGGGTTCAGTACGATGATTGAAGAATCGCCTGTTCCTGATAGTGCGCGTGATACACGTAGGTTTAATCCACCAATGTTTCCGCGAACATTTGTTGGTGTCAAATTACCTGAAGCATTCTGAGGATTGATTGTTTGAGTGAATACAGCGCGGTTTGAACCATCAACTAGGCCCATTAATGCGCCCCATTGCTCAGGTGAAACAACGATGTTTTCTGCGAATCCCAATGTACCTGAGTAAATTGAAACTGCTGAATCTGAAATGAAGTCTTGAATGTTTGCTGCTGACATTGTGCGGTTTCCGCCATCAGTTGCACCAGCAATGATTGCAGTTCCTACTGCAGCATCAGTTGCCTTAGCGTATGCGAACTCCATTTGACGTACTAACTCTGAGAAGAATGCAGGTGATGAACGATCTAACAATTCAACTGAGAAAGTTTGTTGTCCAGCGTATTTCTTAACATCAACAGTCAAGAAGGATACGTTTTGATCTTGCTCTGATGGCGCTGTACCTTCTGCTGTTACTGCAACAGATGGAACCTGTGTTAGTTTAGGAATTTCGAATGACATTCCTGCATCAGGTAATGCACCTGAAGAAATAGAATCGATGAATGGGCGATCAGCGTTTGAAAGTGGGTTGATTACCTCAGTCAATTGACGTGTAGGAATTAAACCTGCGTTGTCAGTTGTATCTGCCGCTGCTGCAATGTATTGACGTGCAGAGTCATCGTTTAAGTATTGCGCACGAAGTGTGTTCTCAAGGAATTTTTCCTTTGTGAACTCAAGGCGTGGCTTTGTGTAAATTGGTGCTGCTACTGTTGGGCGTGCAGAGGCTTCAACCGCAGGGGTCTCTGTTACCTCAGTCGCAACAGTTTCAGGTGTTGTGTTTTCCACAATTGCCTCATTTTCTGTTTTGGTTTCGGTTGTAACTTCTGCATCGGCTGATGCAGCGACACTTAATACCTCTGCGCTTTTAAACGCCGCAGCCTGTACCAGTGAAACTTCAAGAAGGCGAGCCGCGCTCACGCGATATACGCCATTAACATTCTTTCCTTTGATAACTTCAACACCCACTGACAATCCTGAACGCAGGTTTTCTGATGCTTCAATTAGGCTATCAGTTCCCTTTGTTGTATTGCTCACCTTAAACTCAGCATAAATGCCGGATGCATCTTCAGATACATTCTTCATTCTGCCAATAGGTTGTTTTGGATCGTGTTCAAGTAAAAGTTTTACCTTGCTTGGATCAGCAATATCGATTGATCCCTTTTCAAAAATTACATTGCCAACGCTAGTTTGACCAATTTCATTTTCAAACGGAACGATCTTGCCAGCGATTACGCGGCGCGATTCTGATGCTTCTAAATCTGCTGAGAAGTTAATTATTTCCATTAGGGCTTAAATCTTCCATTTCTCTCGCTTGTTCCACTGTAATTAAATCCAGTGCTAACATTTTTTCAATTACTGCTAAACGCTCAAGTGGGTTAGCACGTAAAAATCCGGAGTCCATGTCGAACGCGATAAATTGTGTGTTGGCTGAAAGATCATCCATTGATAATCTTTCCTCAACCGCTGAAACGTAAGGTTGCAGAGATAGCGCAACAAACTGACGGCGTTCATCTTGGATGTTTGTATAAGTCATGGATGTATTTTGTTCCGCGCTGATGTAGTACGCCGGAATATTGCAAAGGCGGGCAATTTGAGTTGCCATGTTTTGTTGCGCCTCGTTATACATCATGTCCTTCGGTGCAAATTGGATTGGTTGGTAATCCAAAACAGATGATAAAAATGCAGTTGAGTTTTTAGCACGTGCGCTACGCCATGAAGCCAATAATCCTTGGACTTCGCGCTCGCTCATATCCGCACCGGAATTTTTCAACACACCGGATGGTTGTGGAGATGCCGCAGCAGTTGCAGATGCCTTTTCTAAATCAATTGCGGCACGAAGAATACGGCCGCCAACATTTAAAATGCCATCAATAGGTGCTTGAAATGTAACTAATGATCCAACGCCGGACATTGGGCGTTCGCGACCATCAACAGAATAAAATTCAACAAATGTATTTAATTTATTTAGTTGAACTGTTACGCGTGTGTTATTTACAAAATCAAAACGTGCTGGTCTGTTGTCATCCTGATAAGTCTCAACGACTTCGAGATAGCCAACGCCGTAAAATAGTAACGCATCAACTAATGCAGTCAGAATAACTGAGTTAGGTGCTGACTTAGATAATTGATTAACCCAAGGCAAATTTGGTAATTCTTCTTTTGTTGCCTTTGAATAGGTTTCAAGTTTCATTGTTCCAATTGTTGTTGCAATTAAATTGCGGCAACGCATAACAGCAGGAACGCTTAATGCCTCTGCTCTACTTACAGATTGGAATGGTGTGAAAGGTGTATAGACAGTAAACGCATCAGTGACAACCGGCGGTGCTTCTTGTGCTGTGATTGATGGTTTTGATTGCGGTGCTACTAAATCGCGCCAAAATCCCATGTGAGAAGTATATCACATCTACTAGACAAAAACTTGAGGTAATGATATTGGCTTAGACAACAAATGGACAACCATTGCAGTGCTGATTGCTGAACTGACTTCGCCTGAAGATTTTCTTCTTACGATTCTCCAGCCGGCATCATTTGTTTTCATTGCGCAATTGTTCATGCTTTGAACCCACTCCGGCTGCCCTTGATGAACTAATCTGATGTTTGTTAAGGCATCAGATAATTCGCCACATGCTTGATAAAACGCTTGTCCGGATATATCAACTAATTTATGGCCTTGTTGTTCCAGTTTTTGCGCAATTGATGCGGTCGCATATTTATCGTAGGCGATATACCGCGGCCTATACTTCATAGACCATTCATGGATGGAATTTGTCATTTTAAGTTCATCAATGGCCACTTCAGAAGTAAAAGTTTCCATCAAACCAACTGCAATCTTTCCATCTATTATCTGACCGGCAACCAATGCGCCGGATCGTTTAGACGGACTGACATCAAATGCAAACACAGTGGTTGGCCCAACCGGAATTTGTAATTCACTATTCGAACAGGCTTCGATTGAGCCGAAAGTCCAAGGTGATACTTGAGAATCGATCCACACCGAAAATGTTTCAGTGAGTGTGGCCTCAATTGAGTTAGTTGCAATTGCTTCTTCAATGGCTTCTTCAGTAATGGTGTGGCCAAGTGCCGGATTACTCATTGCCCACAATTTACGATCATGAAGATTCTGTCTAATTTGCATTGGTGCGCTGTATTCATAAAATCCAAGTGTTTTAGATGGGTAATCTAAACAACGGCTTCTTAGGTCATTCAAAACTGTACTGAATGCATCTCCGGCGTTACTGCAATAAAGGCTCATGGAATTAGGACGGGCGCGAGTGGTCGGAACAGCGGCTTTAAATCCCTCATCTGAAATTTCACGTAATTCATCGATAAATAAGAAATCAACGGACTTTCCGCGGGAACCATCTCTAGTTGCCGCAACAATCTCATAACGTGCGCCGTTTAATAATGTGATTGATTCTTGGCCGTTGGCATAACGGATGCGCCTTACCTGCGCTTTAAGGCTGTCATTATCTTCGATCGTATTCGCAACGGCTCTAAATACATCTAATGCCATATTTCGATTAGAGGAAAGGCCCATTACATTCTTTGAACCAAATATGAACAAGTGAGCCAAGATCATGACCTTAGCCACATGCGTTTTGCCATTCTGCCTAGGGGCAATCAATAAATTGGTTTTTTTGACCCATTTATTATCCTTGGAAACTTTCAGCATATCTTCGATCACGCATTGTTGCCATGGGAGTAATCCTTGGTCAATTGTTTTGAGAAATGCCTCTACTTCTTCGATCCTAGACGGGCCTTTTACGAATGGCGTGTGTAATCGAGGCTTTATCGCCCCTATAAGCGGTTTTTTCTTCGCCCCTCGTACCTTTTGACCTTCAGGGGTCTGATCGGGCTTCACAGGGCTACTCATGGCTTTTGGAAAGGCCCATCAGGCCTTGTTGTGGCCGTCTCAGGGAGAGAAAAGGCCGG